TGTAGAGTTTATCACCAAGAATCTAAAAGTATCAAAATCATCACCACACATGGAAGTGAGAATCTTTCATGATTCTATCCGAAAGGCTGAAAATAGAGCAGAAAATTGGGTAATGGGTGTTGACAAATAGTGAACTATCCTTTATTATAATTGATAACTAGAAAGGATTTTCATGACAGAATCATATTCGTTTGTATCTCGTAAAGAAGATAAGTGGGCCTCTTTACTTATCAAAAGTGGTAAGTATGAAGGTATCATATATCAGTATGGAAAAGTATCTGTACCAGAGGAAGAGAATGAAGAAGGTAATATGCCGCTATCATTCAAGTATAACATTCTTGACTACAATGGTCACACAAAAGAATCTCTAGAAGAAACACCAGACTTTGCAAATGTTCTTGGTGATATTCTGGTAGAAATATTAGATGAACAACTAGCTGAAGGTAATTTAGAATATGCAGACGATTGAACGAACCGCTCTTACACAACTCGTAACAAATGAGAAGTATGCAAGAAAGGTTCTACCCTTCATCAANGGAGATTACTTTTCAGATAGAACAGAAAGAACTGTATTTGAAGAGATCACAAAGTTTGTAGATAAGTATAATAAAATACCTACACAAACCTCTCTGGAGATAGAGGTTCAGAGTCGTAAAGACCTAAATGAAGATGAATACAAAAAGGTTGTAGAGGTAATCAAAACTCTAGAATCAACTGATGTAGACTTTGATTGGCTTGTAGATACTACTGAGAAATTCTGCAAAGATAAGGCGGTGTACAATGCGATTGTTGAAGGTATTTCTATCATTGATGGAAAAGATAAGAATAGAGGTGCAGATGCTATTCCAAATATTCTCACAGACGCCCTTGCTGTGGGTTTTGATAATAGTGTGGGGCATGATTATTTACGAGATTCAGACTCTAGATTTGAGTATTATCACACTGTAGAAGAAAAGATTCCATTTGATTTGGATTTCTTCAATCGTATAACAAAGGGTGGATTACCCCCAAAGACTCTCAATATTGCACTTGCTGGTACTGGTGTTGGTAAGTCACTGTTTATGTGTCATATGGCTGCAAACTGTATGAGTCAAGGTAAGAATGTACTCTATATCACACTGGAGATGGCAGAGGAACGCATTGCAGAACGTATAGACGCAAACCTAATGAATATCTCTATGGAAGATTTGCATGACTTACCTAAACAGATGTTTGAGGATAAGATACAAAAGATTATAAAGAATACTACTGGTCAACTTATAGTCAAAGAATATCCAACTGCATCAGCTCACTCATCACACTTTAGAGGACTGATCAAAGAACTTGCAATAAAGAAAAGTTTCAAACCAGACATAATCTTTATTGATTACTTGAATATTTGTGGATCATCACGTTTTAAAGGAGCAACCAATGTCAACTCTTATATGTACATTAAATCGATTGCAGAAGAACTTAGGGGATTGGCAGTTGAGACAAATGTACCAATTATGTCTGCAACACAAACCACTCGATCAGGTTTCGTATCTACAGATATTGGTCTTGAAGATACGAGTGAAAGTTTTGGTCTGCCTGCAACGGCTGACTTCATGTTTGCACTCATTAGTAACGAAGAACTAGATGAACTAAATCAGATTGCAGTCAAACAGTTGAAGAATAGGTATAATGACCCAACTACAAATAAGAGATTTGTGATTGGTATTGATCGTGCAAAGATGCGATTGTTTGATGTAAAACTAGAAGAGCAAAAAACTATTGTAGATAGTAATCAAACCACAGAGGATGATAAATTTGCAGAGCCTGTATTTGATACCACAGATTTCGGTGAAGGATGGAAAGTATAATGCTAAGACACACTACGTATACAATACGTCCAATGTGGGCCGGAATGGGAACATGGACATACATAGGCGACTGTCAAACAGAATATGATGGTCATAATAAAAAGATGTGGCACTATCTGATAGCACCAGACAACACAAGAATTAGTATAGACAATTACTTTGGGCCTTATCATGTACCCTCATGGGAAGAGTTAGAAAATTTGATGATGGAACTTCCAAAAGCTAGACAACATTGTGAATCAATATAAAATAATCATAGTACTTCTTAGTATAGAAATAATTCTTCACATTACAGAAGTTATCATAGACATAGGACAAATATTATAAATAGAAACATGAGTAATATAGATTACAGTACCAAAATACCGAATAATGTAAACCTTGCAGATGATCGTAAGATACAACGTGCATTAGAGAAGTGGCAACCCGCCTTTATCTCTTGGTGGAATGACTTTGGGCCCAACTGGGCATCAAACGATGATATATTCCTACGTACAGCGGTCAGTGCAAATACCGATGGATGGGCCGTATTTGATTACGTCAAAATGCCTGACTATCGATGGGGTATATTTCTTGCAGACCCACAAAAGGATCGTAANATNTCTTTTGGTGATTCCAAGGGACAACCAGTATGGNATGAAGTTCCAGGCGAGTATCGTGCAGACCTAAGACGTTTAATCGTCACACAGGGAGACACAGAACCCGCCTCAGTGGAACAGTTACAACACTTGGGTAAGACTGCACCGAGTCTATATGATTTACGTCAACTGTTTCAAGTCAATGTGGAAGAAGGAAGACACCTCTGGGCGATGGTATATCTGTTGCACAAATACTTTGGTAGAGATGGTAGAGAAGAAGCTGACATGATGTTGTCTCGTCATAGTGGAGATGAAGATCAACCACGTATATTAGGTGCATTTAATGAGTCTACACCAGATTGGTTAGCGTTCTTCATGTTCTCTTATTTCACAGATAGAGATGGTAAGTTTCAACTCGCATCACTTGCTGAGTCTGCATTTGATCCATTATCACGTACTTGTAAGTTTATGTTGACAGAAGAGGCCAACCATATGTTTACTGGTGAGTCTGGTGTAATGCGTATTATTGATCGTACTTGCACACTTATGAAAGAACATGATGATGTAACAAAGTTAGGTGGAATACCACTTGACACAATACAGAGATACATCAACTTTCATTACAGTGTTAGTCTTGATTTGTTTGGTTCAGAAGTATCCACAAACGCAGCATCATTCTTTGCGAATGGACTCAAAGGTAGATACAAAGAAGAAACAATCAAAGATGACCACATTCTAACTACAGACCAACGATTAAATCTCAATGGAAAACTACAGGACGATTATATACTGGACTGTGAACGTGGGCTCAAGAGATGGAACAAGACTATAAAGAGTCATGGTATAGACTATGAACTTGCACTACCTAATAAGAAGATAAACCGTAGAGTTGGGTTATTTGCAAATGAAGGACTCTATGGTAAAGACCTTCCTACAACCAAAGATAGAGAGTACGTAACATTTCTGATGAATCCAGTAATGGAGCCAGGAAAGTTTGCAAGTTACATATCTCCACCAAACAAAGGTATTCATGGAAATCCTATTGACTTTGAGTATGTAAAATTTCACTAAAGGTCATTGACAATTAATCTCTCTACTGGTATAGTCTTAATATGAACTTTTATACAAATGTGCTCCAATGGGGTAATCAACTCTTTGTCCGTGAGGTCAAGAATGGTCAACGCATAAACTCTAAAGTAAAATATGCGCCTACTCTATTTTCTCCTGTAACTCAAGAGACAGGATATAAAACTCTTGACGGTACTCATGTTCTTCCTACAAAATTTGACAATATCAAGGAAGCAAAGGAGTGGATTGAGTCGCACAAAAGTCAGCCAGAGTTAGTATGTGGTAATACACAGTATCCTTACTGCTATATCAGTGACAAATACGATGGAACTGTCAATTGGGACATGGATCAAATACTGATCGTAACATTGGACGCTGAGGTGCAATGTGAGAACGGATTTCCAGACCCAAAAGCTGCAGATGAAGAGATGCTGTCTATTACCATCAAAAACCACCAGAACAAAAAGATTGTCGTGTGGGGTGTTGGTGAGTTCACTACAAATCGTGATGATGTAACTTATATTGAGTGCGA